CTATTAGAGAGATCGGCACTGAATTTGCTTTTGCCACGAAGCAAGTGTTATTGTTTGGGCAGGCGTATAAATTGCTTGCTTTTCTCCAAGACTTTCCCTCTCAAGTTGGGGCGGCAGTAGGACAGTTGCAAAGTTTTAGAAACACTTTGTCTGCCATTTCGCCAACAGCCAAAGAAGCTGCAGTCTCGAATGAATTTATCCTCGGCATTGTAGAACGATATAACATTCCGCTGCAGTCCGCACGCGATGGCTTCACAAAACTTTATGCCTCCATGGCGCCAGCCGGCTTCAAGGGGGAAGAGATTCGAGGGCTATTTACTGGAATCAGTCAAGCCGCTGCAACATTTGGAATGAGTGCAGATAAGGTTGATCGAGTGAATTATGCCTTTGCCCAGATGGCTAGCAAAGGTCAAGTGATGAGCGAAGAGCTTAAAGGGCAATTGGGCGATGTGCTGCCTGGTTCAATGGCAATATTTGCAAAAGCTGCTGGGTTTGAAGGTCCTGAAGCCATCTCTAAATTCTCCAAGGCCCTTGAAGACGGGGCATACAAGGGCGACGCCATGAAGCAATTGCTCTTGAATGTCGGAGTCGTCATGCGGAAAGAATTTGGAAAGGGCGCAGAGGGAGCCGCATTAACGTTTCAAGGTGTGATCAATCGACTTCAGAATTCAATGAGGCTTTTATATGAAAGCTTTGAGCCGGTTGCCGTTGGCTTTTTGAATACTGTTGTAATGCCGTTGACTGGCGGAATTAAAACAGTAACAGACGGGTTTAATGCTTTTTTTACCAATACCAAAGCAAAAACCGCTGGCGGTGCAGCATTTGCGCAATCGCTGTCTGAACTTCGCCCAGTGCTAGAAGGAATAGCTAGTAACGCAAAACAACTGCTTCCAATATTCTCCTCTTTTGCAAGTGCAGCCTTGAGTGCTGGTAAAATTTTGCTGCAACTTGCGGGTAATCCAGTAGTTGGTTATCTGGCTCGGCTGTATTCCGTTGTACTGCTGTTGAATACTGCGTTCACTCTTTTGGGTGGACGGATTTTACTTGGCCTTGCAATCCAAATTGCTTCATCAGTGGCACGATTTGCGGCCCTCAATACGGCTCTTGTTTTATCACAGATTAATACCTTGCGACTGGGAACATCTCTGGCGGGAACTCGTATTCAAATGGGCCTTCTGACCGCAGGCGTAGCAACATTTGGCAATACACTCAGGGCTGTAATGGTTAAAAGCGTGGTGGGTATTGCAATTGTCGCATTGGGAGTGCTTGCCGAAAGATTTATTATGGCTGGCGTTAATGCAGATCAGGCAAGACAAAAAATGCAGCAATTTGCTGATTCTGTTAAGTCCATGGGAGATATTGGCGATATAGCAGGCGCGTCAATTGCGCTTGGAGAGCAGAGAGCTCTCGCGAAAAGATTGCGCAACGCAGAAGCCCTTCTCAAGAGTTTACAATCAGGCAAAAAGAGTGTTAGTCCTCAGCAAGCGAATGAGTTAAAAACGCTCGGCCTTGCTTCTAACATGGCTTTTGTCCAAGAGGCAGGGCAGCGCAATCTTACCGTCCAAACAATGCCTGGGGCGATTGAGGCAAATGCAGCCAGCGCCGCGCAGGGATATTTGGACACTCAAACAAGAATTTTGCAAGCAGAAAGGGCCTTGGCTGCAGCCAGATCAAGAACCCAAAAAGATAACGGAAAAATCAGGCAAATCACGCAACAAGTAGACGAAAAAGCTGCCAACAAAGAAGCCGTAGAGCTAAATCGCCTTCTACAAGAAGAATTGCGGCTTAACACGGAATTAAATATTATTGGCAAGGACGAATTGTCGCAGCTTGAGTCTAAGATTGACCTGGCCGGCCAGCTATTGACATTGCAGCTCAAAGAGATTGATCTCACAGAAAAGGGGGCCGTCAGGGATCAAGCAAGAAATAATGCTCTTTTGGCGTATAAAAAAATTGTCGCGCTAGCACAACAAGAGTGGGCAAACACAATTAAAGAAATTGACGGCATCAAACTTAAAGCCGAAGAGCTTGCTGACAAAATTACTGGCAAAAATTTGCCGGATAAAACACCTTTTCAGCAGGCATTGATCGACATCAAGGCAGAAACTATAGATAACATTCAAGCGGCAGACGCCCTCTTGAAGCGATTTGAAGCGCTGGGCGGCCGGCGCCCAGAATACAAGCAGTTGGCCGATTCTCTTGGGTCGATCAGGGATTTTGCCGCGAAAATTACGCCGGAGCAACAAGCCGAAGCAGCCAGGCAACGGTTATTTGAATCGCTGCGCAAGCCGTTAAGGGGGGAGCTCGATCAAATGCAGCAAGCTGGCCTTGCGCCATCAACCGAAAGAGAAACACAACTGCAACTATTTCCTTCCGGCATTGAGCCATCAAGCGCACGGGGTAAAGAATTGCTTGAATTGGCGCGACAAATTGATCTGGCCCGTCCGTTTGCAGAAATGGCAGAAGCTGTTGGCCGCGCAAGAAACGAGCTAACAAGATTGACCGATATTAAAACCCAAATTGTGACAATGGGAGACGCCATTGGGAGTTCTTTTGGCAACGCCTTCAAGGGGATGGTGAATGGTTCAATGACTGCACAGCAAGCGCTTGGCAGCTTTTTCCAGAGTGTTGCCGATTCTTTCCTTGACATGGCCGCTCAAATGATTGCCAAATGGATTCAAATGCAAATCATTGGGCTGGCTCAAAGCCTGCTGCCCGGACTGGGAGGGCTGGGATCGTTTGCTGGAGGAGCCAAGTTTGGCGGATCAGTTGGGCTGCCCTCTGGTGTCAACATGGGGGCAGGAAATGGCATCATCCAAAATACAGTGGGTCAAGGTTTTGGCACTTTGGGTCCAAACTTTGGCTTTAGGCAGTTTGCCACTGGCGGCATTGTCACCGGCCCCACTCTTGGGCTTGTAGGGGAAGGGCGCTTTAACGAAGCAATCGTGCCCCTTCCCAACGGCAAAAGCATTCCAGTGGATCTTGGCGATGGAGCAGGCAACAACATTTCCACTAACATTGTTATCAATGTCGGCAATGGTCAAGCTCAAAGCAGCATGACAGGCGGCGGCGCTTCCGATTTGGGACGCAAAATGGAAGGAGCAGTGAAACAAGTGATCGTAAATGAGCTGCGTCCTGGCGGCCTTCTTTCTGGAGGCCGTCGATGACTCAACCAACTTTTGCTTTGCCTTGTCAATACAATTTGACTGTGCAGCGTGGTGTGCGAACAAAGCGCGTGCAGTTTGGCGATGGCTATGAGCAAGTGAGCCCTGAGCAATTGAACGACGACATGCGTTCTTACGATGTGGAAACCGCTCCTATTTCCGACTCCATTGCCATTGCCCTCGACTCTCAACTTGCCGCACTAAAGGGAGATTTCTTTTATTCACAATTTTTCATGGACGGCCAAAAGTATAAATATCGCCTAGAGCCCAATCAATGGAGGTGGCAAGTTATTGGACCAGACAGTAATGTGTTTTCGTTTTCCGTGAGAAGGATTTATGACACTAGAAGCTGACGTACAACAAGGGTGGCACGATGCCATCGTGGAAATGTTTGACCTTGACTTGGAGCCAATCACTGGCGATGTGAACGATAAATTTTACTTCACGAATCAGCTAAAGCCAGACAGCAGCAAGATTCGATGGAAAGGGAATGTTTATGAGCCATTGCCTATCATTTCAAGCGGCTACGAAAAAAATACCACAGGACAAATTGCGCAACCGTCGTTAACTGTTGCCAATATTATGGGCACCTTCACTCAGCTCATTGATAGCTTAGATGACTTGGTAGGGGCAAAAGTGACGAGGCGGCGCACTCTCGGCAAGTATCTTGATGGAGAGCCACAGGCCGATTCCACTCAGGAATTTCCCATTGACATCTTTTTTATTGAGCGCAAGTCTGCCGAAAATGCCTTGACCATCACTTGGCAACTTGCAAGCATTTTTGATCTTGAAGGGCTGATGCTGCCTCGTCGCATTGTCACGCAAAACTATTGTCAATGGAAATATAGAAGCAGTGAATGTGGTTACACTGGGGGTGCTGTTGCAAAGGCAGACGATAGTCCAACGGGCGACATTGACGAAGATGTGTGTGGCAAAAGAGTGAGTAGCTGTCAGTTAAGATTTACCAGCACATCATTGCCTTTCGGCGGATTCCCCGGTGCTATTCAAGGGCGACAATGACCTGGCAAGCTCTTAAGCAGCAAATGGCGGCTCACGCCCAAAAGCACCCAGATCGAGAGGTGTGTGGCATTATTGCGGGCGGTCAGTATTGGCCTTGCAGAAATGCCCATTCTTCCCCATCGCAGCATTTTGCCATCACGGCAGAGGATTATGCTCGGCTCGATCCGCTTGGCATTGAAGCTATTTTTCACAGTCATTTATTCTTTTCGGAGGATAAATTTAGCAAGCATGATATTGCTTCTTGCAAGCAAGTAAATGTGCCCTGGGTGATGTATTGCGTGCCCGCAAATTCTTGGCACCACATGGACCCCACTGGCAATGCTCCACTGCTTGAGCGCCCATGGCTCTATGGCATTTATGACTGCTATGGGCTATTGCGAGACTACTATCGCCGGGAATTTGGCATTGAGCTTGACGATTACGAGAGAGGTGAGGAGTTTGAATGGAAGAGTAGCAAATGGCGCATGTTTGAGAAGAATTTTGAAGGGCAAGGTTTTCGTGAAGTGGGAGGCGATGGAATAAGGAAGGGCGATATGTTACTGATGCAGCTACAGGCCGATTTTCCAAATCATGTGGGAGTGATGCACAGTCCCGAGCGAAATGTGTTTTATCAGCACCTTCTTGATAGACTGTCCGAAGCTAGCATTTATGGCGGCTATTGGCGCAAAAACACAGTTAAAGTTTTGCGACATCGGGAGCTGTTTCAATGAAAATGATTGAAGTGAAGCTCTTGGGCGAGCTTGGTCGAAAATTCGGCAGAAGCTTTCGCTTTGCCGCTGAATCGCCTAGGCAAGTGATGTCAGCATTGACAAATCAGCTTGCAGGGTTTAAGGAGTATATGGTCACGGCCCACGAAAGGGGTGTGGCGTTCAAAGTAGTTAATCGCGACCCCGAGGGCATGGACTATGACAATTTGTTTATGCCGTGCGATCGCATGATTATTGCTCCCATTGTTAGTGGCAGTGGAGATGTGGGCAGGATTTTGATTGGTGTGGCTCTTATTGCCTTGGCTTTTATTCCTGGCGTGGGAACAGCAGTGGCTGCTGCGACCGGCAAAGCCGCTTTTACGGCGGTGGGTTCGGTCATGTTTTCCTTGGGCACCACGATGTTCCTTACTGGCATAGCTGGTCTGCTTACTCCGCAGCCAAGCAATGCAATGAACGACACGGAGCGCAAAGAAAGCTTTTTGTTTGATAGAGCCGCAGAGCTAACTGTTCAAGGCAGTCCTGTGCCAATTCTGTACGGACGCTTTTTGGCCGCTTCTCCATTGGTCATTTCAGCTTCTCTTACCACTCAACAAGTGCCAGTCTGATGAGCGAAATCTTAAAAGAGCGCAATGGAGGGTGGACCGCTTATGTGAGCGGAGCCGGCGGAGGCGGCAGCGGAGGTGGTAAAGGTGGAAAGGGCGGCGGTCGCCGTCCCCAGGAGGACCCAGAATCGCTTAGAAGCCGCTCCGAAGCACTGGTGGTGGCGGTGTTCAGTGAAGGGGAAATACAGGGCTTCGAGGACGGCGTGGACCCCCTCACGCGCATTTATCTAGATAACACCCCCATTAAAAATCAAGACGGCAGTTTCAATTTCAGCATTAGCTATTTCTACACTGGTAGCGCTGCTGATGCAAGCGGGAAGGGGGCATTTCTTGGAGCCATCGCATCTTCCATTCCATCGCTAAACAGAGCAAGTGCTACTGGCGCTGTAGACTCTTTGGTGGTCGATTATCGCACTGGCACGCAAAATCAAGACCCTATGCCAGGGTTCGATGATGTGCGGGTGGAGCAATCCGTTGGCGTGAAGCTCACTAAGGCGGTTGGAGCCATTTCTCGAACCACAGTTAGCTCCTTGCTAAGCAAAGTTCGCCTTCGCGTTGGCATTGGCGCATTGTTTCGTGTGGACAAAGATAGTGGCGACGTAAAGGGTGAAGCTGTCACGTTTAATATCAAAATACGCCCTGACGGTGGCGGCACTTTTGTCAACGAAGATAAGACTATTTCAGGCAAAAGTAGAGGTCCTGTTGATTTTGAATATGAATATGATCTGCAGGGCTCTGGTCCGTGGGTGGTAACCATTGAAAGAACCACTGATGATCCGGCTAGCACAAGTATTTCCAATGATTTGTTTTTCAAGGCAATTGTTGGCGTTTACGAGAAGTCCTTTCGCTACCCCAATACTGCATTGCTAGGTTTAAAAATTGGCGCTGAAAACTTTACGGCGGTTCCGCAAGTCAGCGCTGATATGCTCGGCATCAAGATCAAGGTGCCAACAAATTACGATCCACTGTCTCGCTCTTATTCCGGCATTTGGGATGGCACATTTAAGACTGTTTGGAGCGACAATCCTGCCTGGGTGTTTTATGACTTGCTTACCAACACGCGCTATGGAGCAGGCGAATTTATCACGGAAGCAAATGTAGACAAATATTCCCTCTACTCCATTGCTCAATATTGCGACGGACTAGTTTCTGATGGGAAGGGAGGTTCGGAGCCCCGCCTCACTTTTAACGCCTACATTACCGACAGAGCAGAGGCCTTTGAAGTGTTGAATGCGCTTGCCGCGTCTTTTCGTGGCATGCTTTATTTCAGTGAAGGGCTAGTTGTTCCCATTCAAGACAAGCCCAAGTCGATCACAAAAATCTTTTCGCCTGCAAACACCTTGCAGGAGGTTGACGATAGTGGCAATATTTCTGAGCCGCCATTCACTTACGAAGGTACTGCTCGCAAAGCCCGAAAAACGGTTGCACTGGTTTCGTGGAATGATCCCAATGATCAGTACAAAGCAAAGATTGAATACGTAGAGGACAGGGAGGGACTTGAGCGCTATGGCTACCAAGAAACAGAAGTGAGAGCATTTGGCGCCACTTCTCAAGGACAGGCTCAGCGTGTTGGCCGGTGGACATTGCTCAGCGACCAGCTTGAAACGGAAATTGTCACCTTCAAAACCTCATCAGAAGGCTTCTTTGTCCTGCCGGGAGAAGTGATTGGCATTGCCGATCCGGCAAAAGGCGGCAAGCGCTATGGAGGCAGAATCGTGGGAGCAACTATTTTTTCCCTTTCCATTGATACTCCGTTCACTATTCTGTCTGGCTCTTCCTATCAAGCGTCCGTCATGTTGCCGGACGGCACCGTAGAAAGTCGTGCGTTAATAAACACGCCAGGGGAAACCAGTGTCTTGTCTCTTGTTTCCGCATTGTCTGCCGAGCCTATCGCGGGCGCACCGTGGGTGTTGCAAGAGGGCAATGATGGCACAAGAAAATTTAGGGTGATTTCCGTGGTCGAAGATCAAGGCATTGTGACGGTGATGGCTTCGCTGTACAACGAGGATAAGTTTACGCTTACCGACGACAGTACTATTGTCGGACTTTCTCGAACTTCCATCGCAGGTCCTCAAGTGGTGCCTAGCGTGCAGGAAAGCAGCATCACTTTAGAGGTGACACAATAATGGCTTATAACGAAGCATCATGGACGTTTCCTCAATATTCGGCCTATTCAATTCTCAATGTCATTCACCCTGCCGTTTGCTGGAATCCTCTGCAGAACAATCCATTTATCGCCGCTTTTGAAGTGGACTATTTGGACACAATTGACAATCAATGGGTGAGAATCGGCACGACTGCTGCCAACTACATTCGTTTCCCATCGGACGTTTACACTACCAACGGTTCTTATCGCATTAGAATTGCTACAATTGGCATCAATGGCAGAAAATCTCCGTTTGCCTATAGCACTGTTGTGCTAGCCAGTCCGCTAGTTTTTGACTTTACTGCTGCACAAGAGGTGCGCTATTCTGACGGCACGACTGTTCCAAACCAGCGCTATTTGTTCTTGATTCTCTGACATGGCCAATCTTTACGGACTTGATGCTCTTGGAAATGCCGCTTATATTCGCGCCACTGGAGCTGGCAGCAGTGGCGATCCTTATGTGGTGCAGAATGATTTGTACAACGCGGGCCTGAAAAGCGCTCAAATTACCAACACGGCCAGTGCTGATGTGATTGCAGCAGTGGCTAGCACAAAGCTGCGAGTGCTTTCCATGGCCATTACTTCCGCTTCCGGGTGTACTGTCAAGCTTCAAAGCGGAGCATCTACGGACAAAACGCCGCCTTTTCATTTGGCTGCAAATGGAAGCATCACTCTTTCCAATCCGATGGGCCTTTTTGAAAGCGCAAGCGGCGAAAAAATTAACGCTGTAGTTAGTGGCACTACCACTTATTCAGTGTTTCTGTCTTATCGCGAAGTTTCGGCATGAGCAGTTTTCTTTCTACCTCCATTGCCCCTCGCGTTGATCTTTATTTGCTGCGCAGGGATTATTTTGATGGAATGGGGCTGCTTTTGCAAACCGCAAGTGGCACTCCTTACGACTTGAGCGGCGTGCAAGTGTGCGCCACTGTCTGGAAGAAAACGGGAGATGCTTCATACACACAAATCGCAAGCGTCAATGTTGAAGAGGAAGAGCCGCTTCGTAACGGTCAAGTGAGGCTTTGGCTCACCTCTTCTCAAACTGCAACCATTTGGGACGCCTATGGAAGCAGTCAGACTCCTGGGGGAATATTCTTTCCAACTGCCTACACGCAAGATGCTTCAATCGCAGAATATTCTCCATTGTTCTGGGATGTTCGCATTGAGGCACAAGAATACCTCACTGATTTAGTTTCTGTGAGCGGCGGCACTTTTGTCACGCAAAATAATCACACGCTGGCCAGTTCAGAGCGCGTTGTGTTTAGTGGCACCACTTCCTCTGGCATCAATTTCAACAATAGCTCTGGCACCGTTTACAGCGGATTGACGAATATTAGCTATCTCTCCCCTTATGCGTTCACGGTTCCAGCGTTGTCTGGTGTAACTTCTGGCGCAATTGGCGGTGCTGTCTATAGACTAAGACAAGACACTGTTATTGCTGGCAACGTGATTGTTGGCACCACCCTGTCCAACTGCTTCCCCTGAAGAATTGTCATGGCTGATTTGCAAGAAGGCGTAAGTGTAGTTACTATTGGCCGCACTGCCCCCATTCCTCCTGGACAGCAAACCATGGCAGACAGTCTGCCTGTGGTTATCGCTAGCGATCAGACGGCAGTGCCGGTGGAAGTGGCAAACCAGCAAATCAGCGAAGTGAGCCTGAGCTTGCTTGGAGTGCCTCGCGCCGAAGTGGCGCTTGGCATCTTTGCGGATGTTACCACTTACGACATCAACCCAAACGAATGGCAAAGCGAAGGCGGCGGCACCACCACTCACATTGCAAATGAAAGCGCCGCAAAAGTGGCATTGGGAGTCGCTACGACAAATAACTATCAAATTCTTAGCAGCAAGCGCTTTTTTCGCTACCAGCCCGGACGAGTTAGTGCTGCCACGTTCGGGGTGAGGGCGTCCGCTTCCAACGATTCAACTGATATTAAGAAATTTGGAGCGTTCGATAAGCGCGATGGATACTACATTGAAGTGCAGGGCGGCAGCCAAACAAGCAGCGCCGACAAGGAATTCAACTTTTATTGCGTGAGGCGCAGCAATGCCTTTGAAAGCAATGAGGCAGGCATTCGCACCCCCAACGTGGCTGATGGCGACATTGGCACGGCAGGCACGGACCTTGTTATTGTTCGGGCTGGGCTTACTTACATTCACGCTGGCCTGTTTGACAGAAGCGTTCGTGGTAGTGGCGGTGTAAATATTGGAGGCATTGCTTCGTCTGATGGCACCACAAGCGTTTCATCCTCCTTTATTTCAGTGGAGAGCGCCTATCGTTACACCTATGAATACAGGGTGCCTCGCAAATATTTTAGCCACGACAGGCTAGATGGAGAAACCAAGGCTCAATACTATGCCGATAAAACACCGGGGCGTACATCATTCACTCTTTCCGTTGGAGGCACCGCTTCTTCTCCTGTGGTCACCTATACCAATGGCAGTACTGTCGTCGATGTGAATGGTGACGTGGTGAGCGACACCAGCGTGTGGAACATTGACTTCTCGAAGGTGACGATGTTTAAGACGGAATATAGCTGGTATGGCGCGGTTGGTGGTCATTTTCTGGCGTATGTGCCTGATTCCACCAGCACTGGTGAAGCGCGATGGGTGAGGATTCATCACATTAGAGCGTCTAATCAGCTCACAAGTCCAAGCCTGGCCAACCCTACGCTTCCTATTTCCTATCTTGCGCAAAAAGGCACTAGCGCCAATGAGTGTGCCATTTATAAATATGGAGCGTCTTATTACATTGACGGGGGTGACAAAGGAACAATTACCGCCCGCTCTGAAAGCAATGCGGCCGATCGCACAGTGACAGTCAGTGGCGCAATGCTGGTTGGCATTCAAGTGAAGGAAATCATCAATTCCATTCGCAATCGCATGCAAGTGTATCCCACTCGTCTTGGTGTGGGGAGCAGTGGACGTGCGGTGGTTAAACTCATCAAGAACCCCACCACCGTTTCGGGCACTCCATCGTTTACAAGTGTTGCTACTCTCAGCCCCGTCAATGTCACAACTACAAGTGGCGTCGTCACGCTTTCAGGCGGCACCAACGTGGCCACGTTCTACGTGGGTGCTGGCGGCGTTGATCTCGACTTGGCCCCTTATTTTGGCTATAACAAAGACTATCTTTCCTACCCATTGACCGCTGCCGCTGGCGACGCCCTCTATGTGTTTGCCCAAGGCATTGGCGCAAGTGTAGATGTAAGCGCGTCGCTAACGTGGGAAGAGCAGGTGTAGAGGGCGATTGAATGACAACCATTTCGGGATATTATCAACTGCCCGACGATGCCGAGCCCGCTGGCGACGAATTGATTGACGCGGAGCTTATTGACTTTCTCACTGGCGATTCCCTGATTGATCCAGCCGATCAAGAGAAGCTCACGGGCGACGCAAGGGGCACTTTAGTGCTGGTGGAAGATGAAAATTTAGTGCCGGTCACGCTTAGCAATTCGGCATCAAGCAACATTTCTGTTGATGTTGTCAATAGAAATCAAAGCGAAGTGGCGACAACTTTGCTTGGAGTTGAGCGTAGTGAAACTGCCCTAGGTTTGTTCGATGCAGTAAACATTTATGGCGTTAATGATAAAGAGTTTTATGCGGGACCACGCGCTGCGGGTTATCAATATGCAACTGATCCAACAGATTGGACCTTCGCAGATGACTACGGATATTACTGGCGACATATTTCAGCAGAAAGCGCCCTTCAAGCTTATGCGTTTCCCCCTCCAATCAGCTTCACTTATTTGGTAGATGACAATACAGGCCGCTTCCCAGGCGGAAAAACCGATGGAGTGATGCGTACATTTTGGGAGAGTAAGCGTGCATTTCGCTACCAACCGGGACGAGTGAATGCCTTTACTTTTGGCGTGAGAATGTCAACTGGTAGTGATCATGAGGGGGAGGTGGTGCGATGGGGATGTAGAAATAGCGTGGGAGATGGTTACTATTTTCAGCTTGAAAAGGGAAGCGATTTGTATATTGTTCGCACATCTCCCGATCTCGGCACGCTAAAAGTGGATCGCGATAGCTGGAATGGCGACCCAATTCAGCCCAATGCAGGCTCCACTGGCTGGAATCTTGACTTGTCGCGAGTGACGATGTTCAAGATTGAATTTAGCTGGTACGGAGCGGTGGGGGCCAAATTTTTAGCCTATGTGCCCATTGATCACGATGAGGCGCGATGGGTGACACTGCACTATATTTTTGCGGAAAATCAATTTACGGTGCCTAGCCTGCGCAGTCCATTTCTGAAGCTTTTTATAGAAGCGCAGACCACGGCGGGCGCCGTCTCTCCTGCATTCATCAACCTCTACGGAAGTAGTGTTTACATTGATGGTGGCGACAAGGGAACCGTAACCACTGGCGCTGCAGGGCTTGATAGCCTAAAGCCAATTGACAGTACGCCTCGGTCATTGATTGGCCTTCAAGTGAAGAGCGCTATTAATGGGGTGACAAATCGAAAGGCAGTTTTCCCAAACGGCTTTTCCGCGTTTGCTACCACCGACACTCGCTTTGATTTGGTTTTTCAAGAAAACGGCGATTGCGGACAAGAAAGTTATTACTATGGCAATGGAACTGTCCTTACTGGCAATGCAGCATCTGGCATTACAGTGATCAGAGCGGGCGCCAATGTTTTAGTGACGCCATCGGGGCAGTTCTTCCCGGACATTAGGAGCGAAATTAGTGGCTCCACTGATTATCGCTCGGGAAGAAAAACTAAAATCGTGGGCTCAGGTATTCTTGCAACGCATGTTGCGTCAATCACGGACGATCTCACGACTATTGTCACAGACAGGTCATTGCCAGCGGGAGTGACAAGCATCACTCTTGGCCGCATGAACAATTATGCAGTGAGCAGTGGCTTTGTTGCTAGCGGCGTAATGGCAGGCACCATCTTTAGGCAGTTTGATTCTGGCTATTCCCGCATTGGACTTCTTCCCAATGCAAGCGGGCTGTCCTACATCCCAGAAAGCGACACCGTGCTGTGGGTGGCATCGGATTATCCAGCCCTGTCTTTTAACCGCGTGGGGCAAGTGGTTGGCGAGACAAGATTTCCAAGCAGTGTTGCATGTAATCAAACAACTGATTTTTCCATTGCATTCCCTACTGCCAGCACTACTACGATTTCCGCTGCTGGCCGCTCTATTACAATATCGGGCAACAATCCGTGGCCCATTCGCGTTGTCGTAGAAGGCCATGCTGGAAGTGTTGTTTCTGATGTGGTTTTGGCTCAACAATCGCTTGCCACACGCTTGATTCCTGGCAGTGGCTCTACGCAGGCTCAAACTTCATGGCCTTTGACAAGCGGCATCACCGAAAACTCCACTAATGCCGGAGGCGCCAATTATGCGGCAAACAAATTTGAGGAAAGCCTAGCCGATCCTCTTAGTGCTGTGCTGGTTGACAGGCAGGGACAGCGAGTGCTGCGAGGTGGCCAGCGTGTTGCTACATATTTCATCGCAAGCGGCGAAAGTCGCCAATTTGACCTCAGTCCATTGTTTGGTCCAGATAAAATGTTTATAACAGGACAGCCAGGAAGCATTGAAAGCACCGGGGCGCTGTTTGTCGTGGCCACTGCTCGCACTGCATCTGGAGAGGCCAGCGTAAGCATTAATTGGGAGGAACAGTAATGGCATTTGCTGGCTTGGTAGCCTCTCAAAATTTAAGCGATGTAGCCAGCGCGGAAGTGGCCTGGGACAATCTGGGCAATGGCATTAGTTATGTAATCAACAACGTAACTGTTAGCGGGGTTGTCATCAAAGGAGCCGATATTTTGGCCCTTAATGGCGTGAGCAGAGTGAGTGCTCGCGACCTGCTTTTGCTGAAAGGCCTCACAAGCAATGCACAGTCTCGGCTTAATACAATTGCCGCGCAGGTGGCTAGTGGCGTTGTTTTGCAAAACAATGCCCTCCTCAAGGCATCTCCGTCGTCCGTTGGCGACTATTCACTAAATGGCTTGTTGTCCGTACAGTCACTGCGGATCAATGGGAACAACGTACAGGCATTATCTTCATCTCCCTTTGCTAGCGGCGTTGCCACGACAAGCATTTTATTGGACAAGCTGATTGTGAACAGTGGCGTGGTAGTACAAAATGCAATCACTAGCGGCATTGTATCTTCGCCGGAGGTTGCCATTCCCATTGAAGAGGCTGGCTATATTTACTACTTAAAGGCGGGGCAATCATGACGCAACAGTTTGGTTTTAGGGCCTCACGCAGTCTCGCTGAAGTAGAAGACAGGGATGAGTGTTGGGACAATCTTGACATTGACCGTCGCGACCTAGCATTGCTTGTTGGCACCAGCGCCGCTGGCGTTACAGAAGGCGATTATTTCAACTGCAAAGATCTTACCACTTTTCTAGAGCCACAAATTAGCGGCTTGACAGTCGGCGCATCGTCTGGCCTAACGGCCATGCTTGGAAAAATTAGCAAAAACGGCGACAGCGGCATTGCATATTTGTCGGGCGCAACAGTTAACAACGACCGCGCCTATTATGATGTCAATTTTAATATATTTTCGGCGTCCACCAATAGCTATTTTTCGCCAGCGGCATCAGGAAACTATAGCGTGGGGGCGCAGTACTTAACGGGTCCAGTTTATGTGCCCACTCTTACTGTTAGCGGAGTAAATTTTAAGGGAGAAACAAAAAGTTGGTCTTCTTATTTTGTTAAGTCAAGGCAATATTTTCAATTTATAGACAATGCAGCGGCACAAAGATATGCGCCCCTTTATTTGGGACCGCCGTCAACGCTGTCGTCAAATGTTTTATGGCTTGACTCTGAATACAGCGTAATCACCCTAGAGGGAGCAGGCGTGAAGCGATGGGAAGACGTGCTCGGGCGAGGCAATGCTGCGCAAACCGAAAGTGCCTACAGGCCGACAGTCATATCTTCTGAACTCAATGGAAAAAACGGAGTGTATTTTGATGGAAGCGACGATTTTTTAAGTGTCGGGACAATTGGGGGCTCTATTCCTTCTGCCGCCACTCTTGTGGTGGTTTTCAGCATTAGCAACTCACTGTCCGCTGGTGATACAAACTATTCGATTGTCAGCTCGCTTGCCAATGTTTCTAGCGCATGGAGAGGAGGCTCGTGGGGGCTGTTCACCAGTGCGCTCATTGGAGGCTTTCCCGCAAACATGCCAGTAAACGGCACTTTTGTGGCTACTGTTCGAGCCAGTTCGGCATATGGCCTGGAGATGAGGGTCAATGGGCAAAGACTTTCATTTATCGCCCCTCCATCGTATTCCTATTCAAGCGCCGGTAATTTTGTCATTGGCGTGAGCGATTCAACGAGCAGATCACAGGCCTTTCAAGGAAGCATTCACGCCCTTGCGTTATTTGATGAAGTGCTATCTGATACAGAGGTAAACTCAATGGAGGAATATTTTCGATGGAGGTATGGTTTTATTTTTGACCCAGATGGTGCATCGTTGTCATTTACGCAAGTGCTACATACCGAGCGAAATGCAATATGGTTATTAGAGGATAATTCCGAAGTGGAGGCTGGTTAGCAATGACTCGTGGTCTTGTTAGAAAGAATAATTTAAGCGACTTGCTCGATCCAATTCAGGCAAGAGTCAATCTTGGCTTGCAAACCCCTGATTATCGGCGTATTAGGGGCTTATTTCTCTCTTCGGGGGTGAGCAATGTAGAAGTGCAAAGAATTGCCAATTCATCGTCTAATTTTCAAGCACAAATTGATGCCTCCACGGCCATTCTTGCAACCATCACCCCTGCGCTATACGCAGACAAGACTGGCGATACATTGACTGGCACATGGACGAATCAAGGGAAGATTGGCGCTAGTGGCTTGGTTGTTAGTGGAGCTGTTCTTTCTGGCAGTATCGACTCATTGTTTTCTCGCTCTTCTCCATTGTCTTCTCTCCAACTGGAGACGGCTTCTGGCGTGACAATGCCTAGCGGGCTAAGGCTAAACAATCTCGTGGGTAGCGGCAACATCAGCGTAGAGTCCGGGAAGACCATTGCCAACTACATGAGCATTGAAGTGGCGGGCGTTCCATATCGCCTGGAAATTGTATAGAGAAAGAAGAACACATGCGAATGGTCTCTAGAATGTCTCTATCTTTTGGCGCAAACTAAACCGTGACTAAGATTTCTCAGCTTTCGTCTATTGGCGATTCGTTGGCAATTGACGATCAGTTTCTCATTCGTGATGTTAGCGATGTATCAACGCCAAATAAAAGTGTTACTGTTAGTGGCATCACGAGAGCGTTGGATCTTGGCACTGCAGCGGCTCCCGCCATTGCTTTTGCAAGTGACAAGAACACCGGCATCTACAGCCCTGGTGCTGACCAAGTAGCCATCTCAACCAGTGGCACGGGGCGGTTGTTTATAAATTCAACTGGACAGATCTTCGCAGGACAATCTGCTGTTTTGTCCGACGCGTCAAGCCCTCGATTTGAGCTGACTGGCGATGTTGTTATCAATACAGCCACCACCGGAATCGGCACGGAAGCAGCCTTAGGCTTTTACCATCTTCTGAGCACTTCTGCCGCAACGCGAGCAGGAGCAAGAATATCGTCGGTCAGCACAGGCGCGTATACAGCAGGGACTGGTGTATCATATGATGCTGATTTTACTATCGCAACTTCATTAAACGGCACACTTTCTGAAAAACTTCGCGTCACCTCGGACGGGAAATTAGGTCTGGGGACTAGTAGCCCGCAGGCAGTATTAACAACTCAAGCAGCTTCCGGCCTTTCTACTACTTGGAATACCTTTACTGGCGACGGCATCCATCTTGGCGCATTAAACGCTACGGCATCGG